GCTCTCCTGGCTCTGATTCAGTATTTTCAACAATTACTTCTACTAAAGGTGGAGGTGGTCATTCAGATTCAGGTACAGAACCTGCTACACCAGCAGTAGGTGGCTCAGGTGGTGGTGGTCATGGAACTAGAAATCATACTAATACTGCTGGTATTGCAGGAACAACTAATCAAGGTTTTGCAGGAGGCGCAGGCGGAACAGGAAGCAATACTGGCGGAGGCGGAGGCGGTGGCGCAGGTGCTGCTGGTTCTAATGGTGTTGCATCAAGTACTACTGGCGGTGCTGGTGGAGCAGGTGTAGCGGTTTCAATTACTGGTTCCTCTATTACATACGCAGGCGGTGGTGGCGGTGGTGCGCCTAGCGGATCAGGCGGCGCAGGTGGTTCTGGTGGCGGCGGTGCAGGTGGTACTACTAGTGCTACAAATGGTACAGCAAACACTGGCGGCGGCGGTGGTGGCGCAGATGATGCCAACCCTTGCGGCTCAGGCGGTTCAGGAATTGTTATAGCCCGATACTCAGGCACTACACAAAAAGCCTACGGCGGAACTGTAACCACATCAGGTGGTAACACAATCCATACCTTTAACTCATCTGGAAGTTTCTACACTGGTGGCGCTTTAGCAACAGGTGGAACAATCACATTTGATAATTATTATTTTATTCACACATTTACTTCATCAGGTAACTTTGTACCAACTCAAGCCTTTTATGCTGACTACTTAGTAGTTGCTGGAGGCGGTTCTGGTGGAGGTACTGTTGGTGGTGGTGCAGGTGGAGGCGGCGCAGGAGGACTTCGTTCAACTGTAACTTTAAGTGGTGGCTCTCCTGGAACTGTTGAATCTCCGTTATCTTTAACTGCTCAATCTTATACAGTAACTGTTGGAGCAGGTGGTGCTGGAGTTTCTGGCGATAATGGTTCTCAAGGTAATAACTCTGTATTCTCAACCATAACCTCCACAGGTGGCGGATATGGTGCTAAAGATGTTGGCGCTGGCGCTAACAATGGTGGTAATGGTGGTTCAGGCGGTGGCTCTGCTGGTGGTGCTGGTGGAACTGGTGGAACTGGAACCGCTAATCAAGGTTTTGCAGGTGGAAATGCTGATAGAGGTGCTGGTGGTGGTTCTGCTGGCGCAGCAAGTACTACAACTGCTGGAACTGGTGTAACAACTACTATCTCAGGTACTAGCACTAGTTATGCAGCAGGTGGCGGTGCATACGGATTAAGTGGTGGTGGTTCAGGTGCTGGTAATGGTGCTGGATTTGGTGTTACCCCTTCTGCTGCTTCTGCTAATTCAGGTAGCGGTGGTGCAGGTTCACACTCTAGTTCATCAATGGCTGGTTCAAACGGCGGTAGCGGTATCGTAATTGTTAGATACTCCGTAGCCAAAGCAAGTGGCGGAACTATTACTAAAACTGCAACTCACTGGGTACACACATTTACCAGTTCAGGAACTTTTGTGCCTTACTCAAATCTAACTGCTGATTATTTGGTAGTAGCAGGAGGTGGCGGTGGCGGTTATGGAGGCGGTGGTGCTGGAGGACTTCGTTCTACTGTAACTGCAACTGGAGGTGGAGGTTCGTTAGAATCTGCTTTATCTTTAACTGGAGGAACTTCTTATACAGTAACAGTAGGTGCTGGTGGTACTGGTGGCTCTGCAACAGGTGGCAATGGTTCTAACTCTGTTTTTAACACCATAACAAGTACTGGCGGCGGTGGTGCTGCATACACTGCTCCAGCAATCGGTGGTTCAGGTGGTGGCGCTGGCAATGCAACTGGTGCTGCGGCATCAACTCCTCCTCCTTATCAAGGTTATGCAGGTGGTAATGGTACAGAACCTAATTATGGTGGTGGTGGTGGCGCTGGTGCCGTTGGTACTAATGGTGATGGAACAAATTTTGGTGGCGATGGTGGTAATGGCGTTGCAGTGTCTATTACTGGTACATCTACTTATTATGCAGGTGGTGGTGGTGGCGCTTCTAGTTCATTTACTGCTGGCAATCAAGGAGTTGGTGGTTTGGGCGGTGGAGCAAATGCTCTGCGTTCAGGCGTGTGTTCTCCAGGTACAATAAATACTGGTGGTGGTGGAGCAGGTAATTATGCTTCAGGCGCAGATAACTCAGCAGGCGGTTCTGGTATTGTTATAGTAAGATATGCAATCTAACAAGGGGGCAGTATGAGTAAAGATAATGTAACAAAGATTAAAGATGCAAAGAAAACACAATGCTTTAGTTATGAAGTAGTAATGCTAGTTCATATTATTGCTGATGATGAAACAAATGCTAAATCTCAACTTGATGAAAAAGGCGGAATAGTTACAAAGCGAGATGTTAAGTTAGTAAACTCAACAACTCTCTATGGAGAGGAAAAGGAATAATAATGGCTCATTATGCAAAAGTAGAAAGTGGCGTAGTAACTCAGGTTATCGTTGCTGATTCTAAAGAGTGGTGTGAGGCTAACCTAGGTGGTACTTGGATTCAGACTTCATACAACACATACGGCGGAGTAAATAGCCGCGATGGTGGAACTGCTCTACATAAAAATTATGCAGGTATTGGATACACCTTTGATGGCACTGGCTTCGCAGCGCCTCAGCCATTTGCCTCTTGGAGTTTAAACTCTGAAACTTATCTTTGGGAATCACCAACCCCAATGCCTACTGATGGCAAGCGTTATACTTGGGATGAGGATTCAACATCTTGGGTTGAAGTAGAAGCACTTTAAGAAATAAAATTATACAGCCCCGCTTTTAGCGGGGTTTTTTTATTTAAGGAAAATTATGCTTTACGATTTCCCAGATATAACAAAAAGCATCGATGATGCCGTCGATGCTATTGAGGATTCGGGGCTTATTTAAGGAGAGATATGCCAATCAGTTCAGCCCAGGTAACAGTTACCACTAGCCCAACTTTATTAGTTGCAGGAGATGGTGTTGCTGAAGGAGTTTACCTTCACTCAAAGCATACAGTTTATCTTGGTGGATCAGATGTAACTTCAAACACTGGTTATCAAATGGATAATGGAGATAAATTAACCATTTACAATCACGAATCTCCTATTTATGCTATTGCAGGAACAGGTAGTGGAACGATGCAAGTGTTAGTAGTTACCAAATGACCGCTAACGAATGGGCCGCAATATGTGTTGCGGTAGGAACATTAATTGGATTTTTAGTAACAGGGGTAAGATTCTTAGTTAAGAGTTATCTATCCGAACTTAAACCCAATGGTGGAAATTCGGTTCGAGATCGCATCGATTCAATAACTAATCAAGTTGAAAGATTAGAAGTTCGGATTGATGAAATTTACAGATTGTTAGTTAAAAATAAGTAGGGGGAAATGAGTAAAGTACTTGAGATAGCCAAGGCTCAAATTGGCTACAAAGAAGGTTCCAATAATGAAACAATTTTTGGCAAATGGTATGGCGCAAATAATCAACCTTGGTGTGCTACCTTTGTTTCCTGGTGTTTTAATGAGGCTGGTTTAATATCTAATATTGCAGCACAAAGTAAAAAAGGGTTTGCCTCTTGCGATGCTGGCCTTAAATGGTTTGCTAAGAAAAACAAAGTAATTCCAATAGGTCAGGCTCAGGCTGGAGATATTGTATTTTTCCAGTTTGATGATGATGCCCAACCTGATCATGTCGGAATCGTAAAATGGAACAATACTGCGCTAAAATACCTGCAAGTTATCGAAGGTAATACCTCAAGTGGTAGTGTAGGAAGCCAATCAAATGGAGATGGTGTGTATCTTAGGAAACGCTCCTACTCCCTGATAATGGGCGTAGTTCGCCCTTAAAGGATGAATATGAATAAATTAATCGCTAAATTAAAAGACCCAAAAACAATTGCTGCTTTTAAATCCTATGCAAGAGCAGTTCTAGCATCATCAGTAACAATGGGAATTGCACTGGCTGCTGATCTTGCTCCTCAATACGCAATTTTAATTGGGTCAATTGCAGGCCCTGCCGCTAAATGGGCAGATAAAACTCAGCAAGAATACGGCCTAGGCTCTAAGTAAATAAATGAATCGGGGGAAAATTTTAGATGAGGCTAAAGCGCTCACTTACGCCGACAGGCAAGATGATTATGGAACGCCTGCTATTAACTTTAATCGTATCAGCAGGCTTCTATCTGCTTATCTCGATTGCGAGATAACACCAGAGCAAGGCGCTATGATCTGCGCACTGATTAAAGTGGCAAGATCAATGGAAACCTATAAGGCAGATAATTACATTGATGGCGCTGCTTATTTTGCAATAGCGGGGGAGTTAGCAAATGATAGAAAGTGATTTATTAGTTGTAATTCCTACTCGCGGGCGACCAGATAATGCTGCTGCATTAGAGCAGGCATTTATAGAAACAAATACAAAAGCCAAGCGGCTTTATGTTGTAGATTTTAATGATAAAACTCGAAGTGAATACTCTTGGAAACTGCCAGTTGAATCAGTAGTTATGATTCATAATGAAACTGGTGGGATGGCTTATCCATTAAATTATATTGCTCGCCAATTTATAGGCGAGTTTGATAACTTTGCATTTATGGGTGATGATCACCGCCCAAGAACTGCTAA